CATTCGTGTCACCATCTGCCCAAGCACTAAAATCAATTACAGAGTCTGCTGAATCCACAACCGTTAATACTTTGGTAGTGGTGACTCTGATATTATGAGAAGGTACGTTGTTAAGAACCCAGTTCCCTGTAGACCATGATGTCTCAGTCGTTCTAATAAAAGCCTTAGGCGTGAAGTCCCTATGGAATAACAACAGAGTATCATAAGATTGAGTGAAGGTTACCTCTCCAACCTGCGTGTCTGTTATTACACATGCTACCGTATCCATAACCTGACCACCTTTATAAATGGTCATGAGGTTAGTGGTTAGTACGCATAAGTAATGATCTGTCTCAGAGAATATAAAAGGTATAAGCTGAATATTCCCCGAAGGGAGCTTAGCTACGTATTCCAATCCTGGTCTACGGATAGCAGCTCCCTGGGGTACAACGAAGACATTACGTAGTTTTGCAGCACCATTATAATACTGGCCAATGTCCGTACGTGCCCTAAGTTTAGGGTCTAATTCTCCGGCAGTAAAGCCGTTCTGTATTTTTGATACTACAGGCATAATGCCTCCTTATATTTAAATGGCTCCACCGCCGAAACGGGCTTCGAGTAAGATATCATCTAATATCTGCACGGTAGGATTATCACGACTATCAAGCTGCATAGCTTTTCCATAAACACCACCAACACCAAATTCAGATGGGACACCATATGTCATCGTATTTAGTTCCTGTCTTAAAGATGCATTGTCGGTTACCAGGAAGGATAACTCGACCATCATAACATTTACCATAAGCTCAACGAAGTAGGGTGACCATAGGCTCTCATCTACATCAGCCTGGTACTCTACATACAAGGCGGTTTGATCACACATCAGGACATTACCTACAAGCGTATAATCCTGAATAGGTAATGCTCCCACGGATGCGCTCGTAAATACAGCTATCATCCCAGCCATCGTTTTATCTGCCGGGAGGGCAAACTGATATTTCCACTGTGCTGTCGGTGCTGCTGTAAGCCTGGACAACTGAGCAAACTTCTTCGTAAAGTTCCAGGGGTACACGCTGAGCATGTAATCTTTCTTGAAATTATAAATAGAGCTACAGGAAGTTGCAATGTCAGTACCTTCCGTAAAACTCTGAATGGGACTTGCACCCAAGCGTACTAATGCGTTAGCACATATTTGAACTGCTGTGTAGCTCATTTTATTTCTCCTTTATGTTTTAGGGTTAAAGAATGCTTTTACTTTATCCCACAATCCTGCTTTCTCTTCATCATCAATAACAGAATCCTGCAATGCAACTTCAAGTGCTGTTGCTACCTCTGCCTTGAATGCTTCTACCTCTGCCTTCGTTGTGTTGGCTTCTAATAGGATAGCATCAGACTGAGTGTTAGCAGCAGCTATGATTGCAGCAGCCTCTAAGGTTGCCAACTCTTTCTTTGTCTTGTCATTCTCTTTTAGCAAATTAACGTATGCCATATAAGTATCTATTACGGCAGGGGTCTGTGTGGCCACTACCAACCTTTTAGTTGCTTCTTCTTCTTTTGTTATATCATCTCCGGGTGAAACTACATGCCGATGATTAGATCGTGAGAGTTCCTTTCCGTCTTCCATAATCCGGGTGATACGCAACACCTGTACGTGTCCTGTCTCTAATACTTCGTGGGTGTATGTTATTACTTTTTCTAATGCCATTTTATTATCCTTCTATGTTATACTGCTACAGCTTTGTATGAACCGTTAAATATATATGAGGTATTTGCTTGACACTCCTGGGCGGTGACTCCTGAAACACTTCCGTCCCCAGTACCCTCTCCTAGAAGTATGTAAGCCGTACTGGGTGAAATTTGAGCGAACAATCCCCATATTTGCCCGTTCACCCCATGAAAGTATGTCGAACTACTACTATATGCTGAGTCCTCTGTACCTGCTGCTGCTGTATATGGTAATGATATCATTATAGATCCATTAGGTGAAGATACACTGGTAGCTGTGATTCTCCCTTGATAGAATACTGTATCGCCTATTCTGTGATATGACATTAAATTCTTTGTGCTGTATAAAGTAATCGTTCCAGAGGCAGAGCATGTTGCAGTTGCTGTCCAAGTACCTGTAGACTCTGAAACCATCGTCTCTATCTTATCACGTACAGCATTCTTAGAGGGAGCAATATCGGTAACCCCGTCCCAACTGGTCGCATCATAAGCAGTATCACTTACGATCTCTGCTGGCATTGCTTCAATCTTATCTCTAATTGCATTCTTACTTGGAGCAATAGTCGTTACACCATCCCAGGAAGTTTCATCATAAGCAGTATCGCTTACCATTACTTCAATCTTATCACGTACAGCATTCTTAGAGGGAGCAATAGTCGTTACACCATCCCAGGAAGTTTCATCATAAGCAGTATCGCTTACAATTTCTGCTGGCATTGCTTCAATCTTATCTCTGATTGCATTCTTAGAGGGAGCAATATCGGTAACCCCGTCCCAGGAAGTAGCATCATAAGCAGTATCACTTATTGAAGCTGCGCCCATCGTTTCAATCTTATCTCTGATTGCATTCTTTGAAGCACCAATAGTGGTAACCCCATCCCAACTGGTGGCATCATAAGCAGCGTTACTAATCTCACCAGCACCACCACCAGCAGACTGAGCATTAATACATTTCCAGTTACCTGCTGAATACTCTACAAACCTGAGAGCATCCCCGGCAGCAGTTGTATAGTCTGTATCACCAGGTAGAATCAATGATGTTTCATGATGGGTTAATACCACAATACCATCAAACTTCAAGACTACCTGCATTCCCACGCCTAATGAAGCCAATGATGTAATTCCTGTGGTCCCTGTGACATGGAAGAAGTCACCATCACTAAACAAAGGTAGTGCTGATGCTGATGCTATATCGGCTCCTCTTGTGTATGTTATCTTATAGTTTAAATTATTAAAAGCCATATGTTATTTCCTTTTAAAAAAAGGGGAACCCGGCTAAGAGTTCCCCAAGTTTGCTATGCCACTGCTGCTGTAGTATGAATCATTTCCCACTGAGTACCAGCAAAGACCATAATAGCCATCTGTCCAGTTGCAGAGAAGGTAATCGTTGTACCATCAGCAAAGTGAGCCGGGGTTACAACTGCATCATTAGTTTCTTTTAGTACCATCTTCAAGATTTTAACCTGACCAACAGTACCGTCAGCAAGAGTAGCTGCTAAGGCCCCAGTTCCATTAGTTGTGAAGCCAGTATAAGCCTCAGTGATATCTAAAGCTACAGCACCATTATCGGCTGCATTATTGGTTGCTCCGAGAGATACTGCTTCTGCAAAGGTAGCGATACCAGCAAAGCCAGAAGCGCCAGTCTGGGTCAAAGTACCAGCAACTAATGTATTACCAGTTGCACCAGCTACAGTGAATTTATTAGTATTGATTGTAATGTCAGAGGTAGATGAACCAATGATATCTGCGCCTGCTCCAAGTGTGATGGAAGCAGCACAGCCAAGTGCACCAGTCTGAGTGGTGGCACCAGTGATCTCGCAAGTACCAGCAATAAGAGTATTACCAGTTGCACCAGCTACAGTGAATTTATTAGTATTGATTGTAATGTCAGAGGTAGCAGAACCAATAATGTCGGCACCTGCTCCAAGTGTAACAGAAGCGCCACAACCTACAGCGCCAGTTAATGTGGATGCACCATCTACTGTTAGAGTATCTGAGCAAGTTGCAGCACCAGTGAAGGTAGGAGCACCTGTTACAGCAAGAGTACCAGCAACAAGCGTATTACCTGAGGCTGCTGTTACCGTGAATTTATCCGTGTTAACTGCTACATTACCAGTTACGGCAAGTGTACCAGACATTGTGCATGAAGTACCTGCGATGATTTGAGTTGCAGTTAAAGTTGTAGATCCGTTCCATGTAAGACCAACGTCTACACATGCTCCCGGAGACGCGTCATTTACTGCTACGATTTGTAAAGCCATGTTATTATTCCTTTATTATTAACCAAATACAGGGGCTGACAAAGAACCCGTTGAATCTTCTGTATTGTATGTCAAATTGATTCCATCTGATGTCAAAATAAGACTATCCGATGTTAGACATACATTTGAATCTATGTCTTGAATTACGTGTAATACTGTGCCCGTGGTGCTGAAATGTATAGCACCTATAAGGTTAGCATCAGTTTCAAAGTAGTTACCTTCGGCTATTACCATGTAAGCATCTGCGTGAGTTACATCACCCAAGGATACTTTACATGATCCAGTCTTAGCATACAGAGCAATATACCTACGGTTATTGTCTGCTATAGCTACTTTCTGAGATGCTTCTGCGGCGGCACCATTAATTACAACGGTTGTTGTTCTAACGTTTACCATATGTTATTCTCCAAAAAAAGGCCCTACCCCGTTATGAGGCAGGGCCAGTTGTGCTATGCTATTGCTGTTACAGTGGTGATAATGGAAGTGGTAGAAGTAAGTGTACCCATCCATCCAAGTGCGCATCCATCAGAACCAACCAGAAGGAAGCAGTCGTTAAGTCTTACACCGTGATCAGTTGCGGATGCAAAGTAGTTATCTGCATCAATAGTTGCCAGTGTGTTACTGTCATCAGAATAAATCCAAAGGTTAGACTGTCCCATGGAACCTGCGATGTTGTTAAGTTTAGAACCTGAATAAGCCATGTTATGACTCCTTATATATTAAAGTGTATTATGTTATATTATGTTACTGACTATGCTTCGACGTGGGTGATAGTTACCATTCCATAGGCATCAATAGCGATGGCGCCTGCGGAGAACATGGTATTAACAAGCCAAGAAGTCTTCTGAGCAATGTAGTTGATTTCAGAATGCATATCCATTCCAATGCAATATCCCAAAGATCCTTTATGGAAAGCAAATGCTGAACGGTTTTTAGTAGCAAGCGGAAGTCCACCTTCTGCCATGTAACCAACGGTATAAATCTTGAAACCTAACCAAGTCGTGAGTTCACCAGAAACAAGAGCCTTAACAGCATTCTTGTCAAAGGTATCAGCATCGTCATCACCAAGCATGTCATAAAGAGCTTCGGAAGACATAAGCATGGCCCGATCTGAACTCGGTACGTTGTAATAATCAAGCTGCCTTTTAGAATCCCGGAACTTAGCTGTATTAAAACCAGTAGTGTCACCAATAGAGGAAGCAACAGTCAAGGTAGTTGCACCAGTTTCAAGGGCATCAATGATGATCTGATCTTCTCTCCGAGAAACAGCAGAAACAGAGAGAGAAACCAATTCAGATTTCTCATCAAAGTTAACTTTAGCTTTGTCAAAGATGTCAGTGTACTCAGGAGCATTCCAGTCAACCAATGTGGCTGTAACGCTTGAGTAATCAATGTTCATAGGTACTACGTCAGCCTGCATAACTTTCTGAGTTGCTGAACCCTGGGATGCTTTCTGGAAACGGCATGTTGTACCTACTACACCAGATTTTACTTTAACCAATTTTCTGAGCTGAGCATTCTCAGCATATTCTTGTTTTACGTCACGGTCATACTCTGCCACTGCTAAGTCTGAAATATATCTAGACATGTTAATTTTACTCCAAATTTTAAAAATTAAATAATTGTTACGGTTATAGTTTCTTGTATCAATATGTTATATAAAAGGTTCAGGTTGCCATGATGGTAAGTACCGGCCCTAAGGTTGCGGAACATCATAGGCCTTATCTTTTACCTACCATCTCCCAGTTCCAAGACCAGAACCTGTGAAAGTTCCATGTCCTGTACCAAAGATAGTTTCTCCAAGTTTCGACATACGCACATTGTATGCGCTCTTGGATTCACCAGCCTCGGCGTGGGTTTTAAATGTAGCGGAGTACCAGTCTTCAGCACTCATGTGCGTAGTACCGTTGAGGGCATCTCCTGTAGGAATATTGATCACTCCCGATTTCTGCCTGAGAACATCCAAGGCTTTAATGCCTGCTGCGGATGATCCCAATTTTAATAGTTCTGCATGTACTTCGTCATTAAGCTGGCCCTGGTTCTTCATTCCATCGACCCATGACTTAATTCCTGATACCATATGCGGACCGTTCTTTCCTAATTTGGCAAGCTCTTCTGCTGCATCGACCTGCTGAGGAGCGAACTCACCCATCCCTGCCATGAACTTACCTATAAAAGTCTGAGCTGCTTTAATGCCCAAACCTGATTCCTGCGCCATTTTAAGAGCCATGTTGAAAGCCGGATCATCTTTCATATCCGCCATACCTTTCTGAGCCATGAACTCTTCTGTAGCATAATCTTCTATTGTCTCGCCAACTTTATCATTGTTCTTAGTGTTGAACTCTTTTCGGAGATCTGCATAACTTTTAGCAAGAGCTTCCGTATTTGCGCCACCCTTAGCATCCCAGAACTTATCTTCCAACCATTCAGGTTTAGCCGGGGCATCCACAGGTGCTGATTCATCAGGGGATACTTTGGCTGTATCCAGTGAGCCATCTTTTACAGGAGCTTCCTTTACAGGAGCTTCCTTTACAGGAGCTTCCTCTACAGGAGCTTCCTTTACAATTGCATCTTCTAATAGTCCTGCCATATTAGTTCTCCTTGTAAAATCTTACCATATTTTTAATGTATCGAACAACCTGATCCTGGCCTTCTCTGATTAACTGGATCTGCTCTACTGTTAGATTGGATTGAATATCCATCATCTCATTAGGAGCAATAGAAGAAAGGTCCTTTGTCATAGCATCCAGAAGAGTTAATACCTGTTTCCCTACTTCAGTTTCAAATGTAGTATGGAAAGGTAAAGAGTTCTTCTTAATATTCTCCCTCATCAGTCTCATTTGTTCATCTGTATTTTGTTCAACTTCGTTCATTATACGCCTCCATTCTCTGGACCAGGTCCATTAACTTGTTGGCCTTGCTGAGCTTGTTGAGCCTGAGCAGCAGCCTGCGCTAATTGTTGTTTCTCTTCTTCACTTCTAATTAAGTTGGGATCAATCCCTAAAAGGTTACCTATAACAGATGGTATGTTTTCCACCTTAGCTGTTGCCATGAAAGCTTCAGGACCAACAAGACCAATGGCCATCTGTCCCCAGTTATTGATGGCTTCTACTTCTTTCATAGCCTGAGCCTGAGCAAGTGCGCCAATGATCTGAACATCTACTGTCCCACCATTCAACGGTACTTCCTCAATTACACCTTTGCTGACCAATATATCAAGCATTCTCTTAAACAAGGGTCTGATAAATTCCTGATGGAGTCGTCCAAAAGGAGATCCAATGGCCTCTTGTAGTTCTTGCGAACGGACCACCCATTCAGTTGCACTACGTACTGCCCCTTGGTCGGGAATACTTCTATCGAACATTGCGTCTTTAATGGATTGCTGTAAGTCCTTCTGTATGATTTGTGAGTAATTGAGATCTCCTCCAACGTCCAATCTTTGAAGGTCGGCTCCTTGCGCTCCTCCTGTAGACATAACTGGAATAACAGCCCCTGGTTGGATTCTGATAGCGTTACCATTCATAACTCCATTATTACGAGCCATCCATACGCCAGCGATAGCGAGAGATGCGTTCTGCAATTCAAGCTTCTTGGCCATGTTGGCTGTTTTTGCATCTGGTAGAGCATTCAGTACAGGACCACGGCCGTAGGTTTCCCCAGCACATTTAACCCACCTGGAGATAATCCAGGGGTTAGTCTCATACTTACGTTCTACTGCAAGTTTTGGTTCATTATTTAGTTTATCGAGGATGATGGAATATCTCCACACGTCATCTTTATCATCATAATATGTAGACTCAGAGATGGCTACCTGTTTAGAGGGGTCCTCTATCAGGAGTTTTCTGAAGTCATCATCCATCTCCATGTCAGGCCACATCTGCGGAATAGTCCTGGCAGGTTTAGAATACTTCCTGAAGATAGCACCAATAGTAGAATCAGGGCCTTCTTCTAAAGCAATCTCTTCAATAGGAACAGCTACAAACTTAAAAGGATTAATATCATTCCCTTCAAGAATCAGCATAGCACCAGTACCAATGATTAGGTCTAGGTAAAACTCACCTGCTACCACATCAAAGTTGGAAGGCTGCATTGCTGCAAATATAGCATCTGTAATAAAGTCTAATTTCTTAGCTGCCTCTTCCTTGCCTTCGGTTAAGAAGGGACCAGGAACAAGTTTAGCCCATTTAGTGAATGGGGGTGTTATTGTAGACTGAAGCGTACCAGCCAATTTAACTGTGGATCTCTGCAAGGTTGAATCATATACCGTAGCATTCTTGATTGTACCTTGTGTACCACGGCTTGTTTGTCTCTGTGGGAGGGCCAATGAATAAGCATCGTCATACATTGAGTCCCAAACCTTTTTATCCACCCAAGCCTGCTGAGACCTTTTGAGTAGAGCGGCTGCATTCATTGAAGGCATATTATTCTCCTAATTTATTCTTTATCGTATCATCTGTACCCAGTACCTGGGAGAACAGAGTCTGTGATTGGGAGCCTCTTGAAGCTACCTTCTGACGAGCTTTAAGCTGTGTAGCCTGTGCTTTCTCCTGAGCTGCTATCTTCTTATCCTGTGCCTCAATACGTGCATCCTGCGCACTTGTGTCAGGAGCGCCTCCGCCACCAAATAATCCACCCATATTAAATCTCCTCACCCCCTATGGAAAGGAGGTGTTTATATAATTGTTTGGGAGTGAAGACCGTTGGCCTATTTATCCCTAATGATTTCTTAACAAGACTTGCACAATTAAGATGCATGAATGGGTTCATCCTTTTTAAGGGATCTACATCCAGGCTAATCTTAATTATTCTATAGTCTTTATCCATCCTATACCGCTCAATAATATCATCGATTGGGATAAGATAGGTCCGTGTATCTATGTAGTTTGTTAGATGTTCCAGAGCCATGAAGCAGTCATACTCTCCAATCACCTGAT